GTACAGCATAGAAAATATAGAGTTACAAACATAAAACAGAAAGATAATTTTGTTTTTTCAATAACAGCAGTTATTTATGATGATAATAAATATGAATTTATAGATAGTGAAACTGAAAATATTCTTGAAAGTGGATTAGATGCAACAACCTTGCTTGATGAATTATCATCACCAGAAATAACACAGGTAGAAGAACAGCTTGTTGTGGTAAATAGTAGAGCGCAAAGTCAAATTGTTTTAGATTTTTCTCATGTTAATGGTGCTAGAAGCTATCAAGTAGCTTATACAACTAATGGTGGTGATCCTATTGTAAACAATGTAACAAGTAATCAATTTATAATAAAAAATAATAAAGATGGTAATTATAAGTTTTTTGTTAGATCTGTAAATGCATTATTTCAATTAAGTGATTCTATTTCAACTTCAGAGTTATTAGCAGAAGGTTTAAGTGCAAAACCTAGTGCAGTAAGTAATTTAAGGGCAGAAGAAAGTGGTGATAATTTAATTTTAAAATTTGATAGATCAACAGATTTAGATGTTTTGTTTGGTGGAAAAATTGAAGTAAAATATGCTCTTGTTTCAGATGGTACGGCAACTTTACAAGATTCTAATTTTTTAAAAGAGGTAGAAGGAAATGTAGATCAAATAACTATAAATGATTATCAAAGTGGAGAATATTTTTTAAAATTTATTGATGTAGCTGGAAATAAATCAGTAACTGCTACATCTGTTGTTGTTAATAGAACGATTGCTTCAAATAATTTACTTGCTGCCCAAATTAGAGAAAATCCAAGCTTTTCTGGATCGAAAGTAAATTTACAATACGACAATAATATTGGCGGTTTGAAACTGTCAACGGTAAGTGGTAGTAGTGAAATTTCAAATGAAGGTGCTTATACTTTTGCTAATGATATTGATTTAGGTGCTCTGTTTAGGCTACATGTGGAACCTCATTTTAAAAAATCTGGATTTGATACTGCTAGTCAATGGGATTCTTATACAGATAACATGGATGATTGGCCTGATATTTTTACTGGCAGTGCAACAGTCGTTGATAAAAGTGCAGATCTTGTTTTTCAAGTTGCAAAAAGTCAAACAGGTACAGCAAGTACAACTTTTGAAACTTTTGTTAATACTGACATGATTGCTCGTACTTTGTCTTTTAAGGTTTTAGTGCAGAATCAAAGTACCTATGAAAATGTAGATATAGAAGAATTAGGAGTAAATTTAATATTCAGACCTAGAACAGAAAGAAGTATTGATAATTCAAGTGCTACAAATGGTGTTTTAACAAGTTCAAATAGTGGTGCGACTACAGTTACTTTTGCTAAAAAATTCTTTTTAGGTACAAGTGAAGTTGGTGGAGGCTCAAATAAATTTAAACCAGTTGTTTCAATTAATATTAACAACATGCAAGATGGTGATTTCTTTACTATTGATAGTGTTAGTTCAGAAAATTTTGTTGTCAGTATAAAAAATGATGACACATTATTTGGAGGCGTAGGTACTTTTGTTCAAAGAGAATTTACATATAGTGCTTTTGGCTATGGTGAAGGTTAGTATAATAGAAAAAACATAAAAAAAATGGCACAACCAAATGATTTTGTTGTTGACAATGATACAGGAGCTAATGTCCGTACAGATTTAAATAATTTATTTGATGCAATAAGTATTAATAATGGTTTTGGTTCTGCCCCCACCACTAAATATAAATATATGTGGTATGCAGATACATCTACAGGAAAGATGTCATTTTATAAAGCTAACGCATCAGATAAATTAGATTTTATAAGTTTAACCGATGGCAACTTTTTTGGACCTGACGGTTCTGCATCTAACCCTTCTTATACTTTTAATAGTAATTCTGATACTGGATTTTGGAAAAGTGCTACTAATCAAATAAGCATAGGTACAGCCGGTATAGAAAGATGGAAAATAACTGCTAATGGTGCTTTAATTGCTTCACATAATACAGAAACAGTACCAGCACAAGTTAATGTTACAGGTGGTATTCTTCCAAGAGGAATTGTAAGTAAAAAAGGAGGAGCTTCTAATGCAGATTTATCTGCTAATTTTTATAATTTTTATTGGACAGGTTCAGTTTTGGAATCTTGGATTGACACAACTAAGGTAGGAACTGTAGACATTACAAGTTCTGACTACAGAATTAAAAAAAATATAACAACACAAACAGAATTAGGAATTGACAAAATAAAACAATTAAGACCAGTTAATTATGAATATACAGACTATGGTGTTTTTAAAGGTGATGGTATTGCCAGAAAAGGATTTATAGCTCATGAAGTTGCAGAAGTAATCCCTAGTGCAGTTGATGGAGAAAAAGATGCAGATGACCAAATTCAATCTTTACGAATGGATGCAATAGTTTCTGTCCTTACAAAAGCATTACAGGAGGCGGTTGCTAAAATAGAAACATTAGAAGCTAAAGTGGCTGTATTAGAAGGTAGCTAATGGCAATTCAACCTGGAACGTACAACTTTACTGTTCAACGAAGATCAGATCATACTATTCCTTTGTTATTCAAAGACGGAAATAATAATGCAATAGACCTGACAGGATTTACTGTGGAAGCTGAAGTATGGGAAGATACACGAACCACAAAATTTGCAGATTTTACGACAACTTATACAGATAGATCAGCAGGGTCAGTCAGTATTTCTTTAACAGATGTGCAGACTGCTACATTTACTTTAAATGTTTTAAAATACGATGTTTTACTAATAGATGGATCAGGTAAAAAAGAATATTATTTAGAAGGTACTATATTTGTAAGTGAAGGTTACACATCAACATGAGCACTAAAAACACAGTTATAGTAAATGGCGAAACTTCAGTTGTAACAGTTGTAACGGCTGGCCCACAAGGTCCGCAAGGGGCAGATGGAGCGCAGGGGCCACAGGGAGAAGGTTCTGCCACAGTTGCTATAGGAACAGTAACCACAGGCAACGCTGGAACAAATGCTTCAGTTACTAATGTTGGAACTACAACAGCAGCTACATTAAATTTTACAATCCCTAGAGGCGATACTGGCGCAACTGGAAGCACTGGAAGTCAAGGCCCAGCGGGAAACGATGGGAGTGATGGTGCGGCTGCAACTATAGCAATTGGTAGTACAACAACAGGCAACGCTGGAACTAACGCTTCAGTAACGAACTCTGGAACCTCTAATGCAGCAACTTTAAACTTTACAATTCCCAAAGGTGATACGGGAGCTACCGGTGCTGCTGGAAATGATGGAAGTGATGGGGCTGCTGCGACCATAGCTGTTGGAACAGTAACTACAGGTGCTGCTGGATCTTCAGCAACAGTCACAAACTCTGGATCGTCAAGTGCTGCTACTTTTAACTTTACTATTCCTAAAGGGGATACAGGAGCGCAGGGGCCTGCTGGACAAGACGGACAAGACGGAGCAGACGGAGCGATCAGTGATGGTGATAAGGGAGATATTGTTGTAAGTAATTCTGGTGCGACTTTTACTATAGATAATGATGTTGTTACTGCTGCTAAATTAGCTGATACTTCTGTTACTGCTGGTAGTTATACAAATACAAATATTACAGTTGACGCACAGGGAAGAATTACAGCAGCAGCATCTGGTTCCGCTGGTGGTGTAACTTCAGTTACAGGCACAACTCCTATAGTTTCTTCTGGTGGTGCAACTCCAGCTATCAGTATTTCAGCAGCTACAACATCCGCTGCTGGTTCTATGTCTGCCAGTGATAAGCAAAAATTAGACAATATAGATAATAATGCTCGTGATGACCAAACAGCCTCTGAAATAAAAACTTTACTGCAATCTGACAAATTAACAGTTGATGAGATAGCAGATGATGCTATTACCGATGCTAAGTTAGCTAACTCTATAAATACAGCTATAGCAGCAAACACAGCTAAGGTTACTAACGCAACTCATACAGGTGATGTCACTGGTTCGACTGCATTAACAATAGCTAATGACGCAGTAACCACAGATAAGATAGCTGATGATGCGGTAACAGCAGATAAACTAGCTAACTCAATAAACACAGAAATAGCAGCGAATACTGCAAAGGTTACTAATGCCACCCATACAGGTGATGTGACAGGTGCAACATCTTTAACTATTGCCAATGATGCTGTTACTACAGCTAAAATAGCTAATGATGCTGTTACAACAGATAAGGTAAATTTAATTTCTACATCTTCTGTACCTAGTTTGGAGGCAAAAGGTGATGGGAGTTCACAAGATGGATATATACAGTTAAATTGCTCGCAGAACAGTCATGGTATAAAGTTAAAATCTCCACCACACTCTGCTAATGCCAGTTATACTCTTACATTTCCAAATACTGATGGAAATGCAGATCAAGTATTAAAA